CCCTTATTATGTGCTGCGAACTTTATCTGTTTTGTTAAAGCCGTCTATAGAAAGTGTGATGCTCACGGGCATCCTCGTCCTAATCTAAGGGACATACCTGCCATAATTAATGGTGATGATATACTTTTTATAGGAGACTCTTAACTTTATGGATATTGGCGGGAGGAAATTGCTTAAGTCGGTTTCACTCTTTCACCAGGAAAGAATTTAACGTCTAGGTAATACTTTACCGTTAATAGTTCGCTCTATAAAACAGATTTCTTAATCAATCACGTAGGAAGTGGAAACATTTGGAAGGAAGATATTTAATTCTCCCACATCCCATACATCAATCCGAATTTTATTCTTGGATCGACTCTTTCCTAACCGAAAGATTATCGATTAAAGACAACTCCTGTGGAATCTTGGAATTCATTCCTCGACACCCTGTCTCGTCTCAACTTGTTAAAACATGAAGACTACTATTGGTCCCGTTTCAAATTCTACAATAAAATAGATTTGGACCGATTAACTCTCAAAGGCTTACTCAATTTACAGGTCCATCCCAACTTTGGAGGACTCGGTTTTAATACCAATTCAGCAATAAGACTCACATTATCATAGCAATCGCTCTCTCTACATCTATGGAGAGAATTCATGAATTAAGCGGCTATGGTCAGCTGTTATGGACAGGCAGTCCAGCAGCCAATCACCGAAGGGATCATGTGCCCCGTGGAATCTGATAATTTTTCCTCAACCGTGCGAAGCGATATCCTCCCCCAGCTTTCAACAAAGCTGTGTCTAGTCAGACTCTAAGACTATGTATCTATTTAAAAACCTATTTCTAGTCATGTATGCTTAACATCACGTGTCGCCATATGCCCAAAAGGGTAAACGGAAGGCATTGTAGTGCTAAAGGATATAATGGCAAGAGATTATGTTTTTGACCGGACCTATATTAAGGGACTGAAGAAATATCGAAATTTGTCTCAAACAAATAAAGTGACCTAAATCTTGTTTTTAAAATCTAAAACGCCTGCGCTCCGAGATGTAAGAAAAAATCTTCTCTGGAATTACTCAAGCTTACCTACCACATTCTCGAATATGGCTCTATAATACATTTAAAGTGAAAGTGTTGAAATTAACCAGCACAATTACGATCTATGTAATTTGGACCCATGTATATTTAGCACAACCAATTTCGGAAGTGCTTAAGGCATGATCGATGCCGATGAGTAAGATTAACAACAAGACTAGGTAGTTACCCGTACGTAACCAAAACCCGAAGAAAAAGAAAAACACAAACAACAACATGATGCCGTTGCAGCGTTCTT